TCTTGGACCAATAGGGAAAGTAGTTCATAATGTGTATGTAAGAGATATTAACAAACTTAAAAAAAAGATAAAAGAAATGGAGGAAAGAAATAATGAGTCAACCAAATGAACCACCACTAGCATTAGAGTCGTGGAGTATTACTGTTGATTTAAATGATGGTAGTGATTTTAAAATTGGTGCTGGTGATATAGAAGAAAATCTACGAGATGATATTAACGATGTTGTTGAGCAGTATGTTGAGCAACACATAGATCATTTAAAAGGTAAGTATGCAGGAGAAGTTGAAGATGCATTAAATCCTTTAGGTAAATATAAATTAGTAGATGAAAAAAAATCCGATTGATTGGTCATGTGTAGCTAATGGATTATTAGTAGATACTTCAGCACTACACTTGACAAATAAACAAAAGTATGATATAGGAATAGATAATGAAAAAATTCAGAGTAAGATTCTTCGGGCTAGGAGCCACAGGAGAATGCGAAATACCATTCAATCACGAACCAACCGTTGATGAGGTACAGGAAATGGTAGCCATGTATCTTGAGCAAGGTTTACTTAAGTTACATTTAGAGAAATTTTATGTTAGGCAAAAATGGTGGATTACTTACGAAGAAATTACTAAAGAAAAAGAAAAAGAATTAATATTAGGAAGTTGGGTATGAATTTTAAACAACAATTAGCAGTAGTCGAAGGACTTGGTGTACCACCAGATACACAGATGAGAATGGATTGTCCGTTCTGTCAAAATAAAAATACATTTACAGTAACCACAACTACTAACAGTATAGGGTGGTATTGCTTTCATGCGTCTTGTAGTGCCAAAGGGAAAAAGAATGGTGAGAAGACAATGGACTATGTTAATGTGACATTTAAAAAAGAAGATATAAAACCACAAGAAGAATTTAAACTGCCTGATAGTTTTAAAATTGTTCATTCAAATAATAAAGCATTACAATATTTACATGACAATAATTGTTGGGAAGCCTGTATGTGGGGGAGAGCCGATATTAAATATGATGTTAAACAAGATCGAGTTGTATTTCTTGTAAAGAATCCTGATACAAATAAATATGCAGGTGCTATTGGTCGTGGATTAAGTTCAGCAGTCTATCCTAAATGGTATATGTATGGTAATAAAGATATACCTTTTAAATGTGGTGAGTGTAAGGATGCTGTGATTGTAGAAGATTGTGCATCAGCTTGTGCTGTATCTAATATTTTAACAGGTATAGCAATTATGGGTACAAGTTTAAAAGAATCTCATAAGAAATATTTAGAACCTTATGAAACTTTATATGTAGCATTAGACAGAGATGCGACTAAAAAATCCTATACCATAGCAAGTGAACTTACATCAGCAGGTTTTAAAAATGTTAAGGTAAAAGTATTACATGAGTATGATTTAAAATGTTATAGCACTGAAGAAATAAAGGAGATGTTTTATGGTTAAGAAAACAATGTATGAATTAGCACAAGAATTCCCTGAGAAAACTTACAAGGAGTTAGAGAAGTATAGGGATGCTGATCGACAACAGGAAGCCCAACAAATTTTAATTAAGCAAGAGAACGAGGAATTAAAAGAAGATCAACAATCACCAGAAATGAGAGATGCTAAAAAAGAAATTACTAAATTAAAAAAAGAAATTTGTGAGTTAAGACAGGACAACAGAAAATTATCTAAACAAGTTGAAGATAGTGTTGATAGAATGAGAAAGGCAGGGGTTCTGTGATAGAAAAACAAATGCTTAAGTTAATGTTAAGCAAGAAATTCTACGCTCAATACAAAGGGCAGATATCTAGGAATGTATTTCAAGGTAGCTTCGGTGCTTTATTTGAAACAATACAAAAGGCACATGACAAGTATGATGCTGATATAAGTGTTGATGAATTGTATTCATTACACACAACGATCTATAATCCTGCACTTACTCGGGCAGCCAAAGAACAATTCAGTGAACTCATTGAAGACATTAAAGAAACAACAGAACCATCGGAAGCCATTGCTAAAGATATTGTTAATATCATGGCAGAAAGAGATGCGGCTCAACGTATAGCTATAGAAGCTACTGAAGTATTTAACGGTAAGCCTGCTGATTTTAATATCATTAATAAAATTATTGAAGAGCATAAGAAAGGATTACCAACTGAAAAGTTAGATGCTGTTACTGATAACGTAGAAGAATTAATTGGTGAATTAAATGTAATAAGTAAATGGAAATTTAATCTAATGAGATTACAAGAAAATATTAGTGGTGTTGGACCTGGAAATTTAGTCATTGTATTTGCAAGACCTGAGGTAGGTAAGACTGCCTTTTGGGTTAGCCTTGTTGCTGGACCTAAAGGTTTCGCTGAACAAGGTGCACTTGTACATGCCTTTATAAACGAAGAACCTGCTGTACGTACACAGATGAGGGCGATCAATTGTTTTACAGGTTTAAATAGGGAACAAGTATCGGAAGATATTCCAAAGACTCATGAAGAATGGAAGAAAATAAAAGATAATATTAAAATGATTGATACTGTTGATTGGACTATTCAAGATATTGATAGTCATTGTGAAAAATATAAACCTGATGTTATTATTATTGATCAGTTAGATAAGATTAATGTGTCAGGTACATACGCAAGAACAGATGAAAAATTAAGAGAGATTTATACTAATGCAAGAGAGATAGCAAAGCGAAGAAACTGTGTAGTACTGGCTGTATCACAGGCATCAGCTGATGCACATAACAGAAATAGTATATCATTTGATATGATGGAAAATTCTAAAACAGGTAAGGCAGCTGAAGCTGATTTGATTATTGGTATTGGGAGTAATACTATGACCGATCCAACTAATGTTACAAGAATACTAAATGTAAGTAAAAATAAAATTACAGGGTGGCATGGAGATCCATCTGTTACTATTGACAGATATATAAGCAGGTATGATGATTAGTACAGTAGACGTAGAAACTTCTTATCAAAAGACAGAGCATGGTGGTATGGATCCATTACCTTTTAATCCTAAAAATATACTAGTAAGTGTAGGAATTAATGATGAGTATTATTTTACTAATCATAGTGAACGGGTTGATGAAGGATGCTATCATAAGATACAAGCTATCCTAGATCAGACTACATTACTGATAGGACATAATATTAAATTTGATTTAACTTGGCTACTAGAAGCAGGATTTAAATACGGGGGCAGAGTATATGACACCATGATAGGTGAGTATGTATTAAATCGTGGTATTCGTAAGAGTTTAACCCTGCAGATGTGCTGTCAACGTAGGCGTATAGGTTCTAAAGATGACAGAATAAAAGAATTTATGGATAGAGGTGTATCTTTTGAAAATATTCCTAAAGATATTGTAGAAGAGTATGGTCGTGTTGATGTAGAGATAACTAGAAAGTTATTTGATTCTCAGATGGATGATTTAAGATTAGAAAAGAATAGGGGATTACTTCGTACGATTAAAATGATGAATGAATTTTTAATTGTCTTAACAAGCATGGAACGTAACGGTATCCATGTAAATTTAAATACATTAGCAAGTGTAGAAAAAGAATATCGTGCAGAGTTTGCCTACTTAAGACAGAAGATTGATAAGATTGTCTATGAAAAAATGGGGGATACAAGAATTAATCTAGCAAGTCCCGAGCAATTATCTTGGGTAATCTATTCTAAAAAACCTAGAAGCAAAGATGTTTGGTCTAAGTTATTTAATATAGGTATTGATAAGCATACAGGTAAAAATAAAAGACGACCACAATTTTCACGAATTAAATTTAGGGAGTTGGTTAGCAATAACACAGAGGTTATCCATAAAACTACAGCAGCACAATGTGATGCCTGTCATGGCAAGGGTGTAATTAAAAAAATTAAAGTAGATGGAACACCTTATAAGAAATATACTAAGTGTGCTACATGTAATGGTGACGGGTTTACCTATAGTCAATTAGCTAAAGTTGCAGGGTTCAATCAAAGACCTAGAAGTGTATATGATACTGCTGAAGCAGGATTTAGAACTGATCGGCTTACCTTAACTAAAA